GGATTGTGCGGCCGTCGCCGGCGGAAATGTTTTGGATCTTGTTCCTTACTCGCTTCCTTCGGTAGGAAGTGTTTGGGGAACTAAACTGTAGTGCAAGGGAACTCAGGAAGTATTGAAAGCTGAAAGATTTATTATCTCTCAAGGAAAATACAAACTTCAGGAGTTAGCTTGCTTGTGAGTGCATGCTAGCAACTGATACTTAGCTCCCCTTATATAAGGAGCGACCTGAGGAGGCGTCCGACAGACGCTCCTTCATGATTGCTAAAAGACAATGCCCACTTGCAAGTGGGTCACATGCAAAGTAAAGTAAAAGGTAAAGTAGCGGGGACAGATTCCCACTACGTACACTAGTGGCTTGATGGGTCCGCACTTCCGCTTGTAGTTATGTGTGAGCATCCCAGAAGGCGTCGATGCTATCGTACGCGCTGATGTCCACAGCATCTTCCCAATTGTTGTCGTCTCCCGGGTCATACGTGGTATTTTGTAGATCGTTGATTCCTGCTTCGTTGTCGTCACTTAAGATGTCGATCTCTTGCTCTTGTCTTGTTCTGATAATGCGTTCCGTGACGTAAGCTTCTAGAATGTCTTCCCAAATCCATGTGTAGCATTTTGGTGGGCTAAGCCCACATCGGTAGTACGCTCTGTCCGGGTTTCTTGTTGTTCGAGATATGAGCTTTTGGGCTTTTATCTTGCAAGCACAGTTTAGGGTGGGTTGAATCAAATCTTCTGTTCCAACGCTGTATGTTTGTCCCACTCGTGTAGTGTTTTCATCTTCCAAATAATGGACTCGTTCTTCCTTGTGTTGTAGAATTTGCCCTAACCTCTTGAGGCCCATTGGGTTCTTTTGTTCTTGGGTTATGGCCTGGACAGCTAGCTCTTTGACTTCTTCGTTAGTGCCTGCAAAACAAAGAAAGTTAACTAGTCGGGATAAGGTGTCCGCCAGGATGTTCTCCTTGCCGTCAATGTGTTCAAACTTGATGTCAAGTCCCGTCCCCGTTATGTAGTCAGTGAACGCCAGCCATCGGACTCGAGATGGTTTGTGGTCTGCCATTCGTTTGTAGAAAGTGACTATGGCTTGGCTGTCGGTTCGAATGACTAGCTCCTTCTTGTCAAGATAGTATATCTTAAATTTGTCAAGGCTGTTAATCACAGCCTGTATCTCGGCGTCAATGGTGCTTTTGATGGGGTTGAATTTGCCGCTTGCGTAGGCACAGACCTTCTCTGAGGTCCTTGGTCCAAATATCTTCCATTTGCAGATGCCACCCCAACCTTCCATACAACCGTCAGCCTCGATCACCATTATTGCCTCTTGCGGCGGTAGTTCCAGGTCTGGCAGGTTTTGAACTTGCTGTTTGATCTTTTTCACTATGGCCCAATCTTGAGAGTTCATTCGTTTTTCTCCATTTGGGCTGACCTTTGAATAGAGTGGGCCGAGAGTTTGGCCCAACCTGGGTATGTAGCTTCTGGCGTAGTTAAGGATCCCCAACCATTTCCTTAACCCTCTGGTTTCCTTGATCTCCTCGTCCCTCATGTCGATAATTTTTGTAATTATGTGAGGTTGCAACTTAATCTTGGAGTTGCCTATGGTTGCGCCAAGGAAATCGACCTCTCGAACTCCTATCTTCATTTTAGTGGGGCTGAGGACTAGCCCTTCCTTCGTGCATACTTCGAAAAACCTCTGCAGGTGCCTCTTATGGTCTTGGACGCTGTTGGAGAAGATCAGTATATCATCCACATATACTGCTATGAACTCCTCCATTCCTCGGAAACACTCATCCATTTTTCGTTGGAATATAGCAGGGGCATTTTTAAGACCGAATGGCATTACTAACCATTCGTAGAGGCCGTCTATCGCCCAAAAGGCCGTCCAAGGGATTGATTCTTCCGCCATGGCCACCTGGTGGAATCCACTCTTGAGGTCAAACTTGCTATAGACCTTGGATGTACCAATCCTCTTGATGATGGTGTTGATCCCTGGGAGGGAGTATTGGTCCTTCTCTGTGTTATCGTTAAGCCTCTTGTAATTGAATACCAGGCGCTCCTTCCCTCTTTTCTCTTTTCCTGTTATTGGGTCTACCTCAGTGCCAGATTCAACGATGATTGCAGTTGTCCGATGCTTGCTGGTAGATGGCCTGATCACCTTTGATTGTAGTAGGGCGGTCACATGTCTTGCCATAACCTCCTTCATCTTTGGTGTGACGTGCTTAAGCGGCTTGTCTTCGATGATTAAATCCGGGTTTTTGATTTCTAATTTGCAAGTTACCTTGTTCTGCCGCCAGTGTTTTAATGGTTCATCTCCTATGAACCCCAGCCGCTTCATCTCTTCAATCAATCTTTTGTCCAGGAAGTCCTCAGATATAACTCCGCTTTCTGGTGCAGCTGCACAGATGTTGTAATATTCTGGGAGTTCGAGTTCCAACTCTTCAATATAATTCAGCTCATGGACGATGGGTGACGTTTCCGCCTGAGTGACAAGCTTGTAGAATGTCACCATTCCTTGCTCGATCCTGATTCCTCCTTCCATAGAGCTGATAAAATTCATGCCCAGTATGATGTGGAGTCCGTCAGACAGTTTTGGCATGACGAATGTGCGAGGGAGGCGGAAGTATTGGTCTCCCACCCATAGGCGGCCGTCCTTTAATACTTCGGTGACCTTGTTAGCTCCATTTACTCCTCGTATGACGGTGTTTGTCTTTGAGGGTTCCCTGATCTCCTTAGGAATCATTTCCTCGCTACAGACGCAGACTGTTGCCCCAGTGTCGAGGATAGCGTTCAGGTTGAACTTGGTGCTCCCCACTTCGACTGCAACTTTGATGTTGAGGAGGTTGTTTCTTGGTCTTAGAAGATTGACCACGCAGTCCTCTTCGTCCGCATAGTGCATCAGGGCCTCTCCTTCTTCTGTCTTTCCTTTTGCCTGGGCTGTCAGGACTGTGTTTTGATGCTTAGCCTGCTCAAGCTCCTTTTGTAGCTCCTTAATCTTTGTTTCCAGCTCCGTGTTTTTCGTCCGCTCGTCCTCATAGAGTCGTTGGAGAAGGCTGTTTTCCCTTTTCTCATCTTCAAGCCGGATTTTGAGCTCGTTTTCTTCTTCTAGCTCCTTATGTTGAGGGATCATCGTCTCAAGGATCTCTACCCTTTTTCGTAGCTCCAGTTTCTCCTTTTGAGCTTCCTTATATTTATCCAGTTGTTCCTTTGCGTACCTCATCCAGTACAGATGCTTTGGTTCCTCAGGTGCTGGTTCTGGTTTGCTTAACGCCATGGCCCCCTTGTAGTAATGTGGTTCACAGAGAACGCATATGGTGAGCTTGCATTGGGGACAGTCCATCCGATTCTTTGGGGCTGCATATATGTTGCATCCTTTGCAGGTTGTTGGTTCCTTGTGATCGTACTGCCAATTGTGTTGGCAGTAGTATTGCTGCCTGGATACTCTGAGTTTGGACCGCCAGCTTGGTGGGTTGCCGACTAAGTAGTCATCTGGTTCGTCTTCCCTAAGCATGAAGACATCGTGCTCTTCTACGGATTCTGGATACTCTTCTTCTTCTTCTTCTGTATCCCACCCCGAGGGGATTATTTCTTCCATTAGTTGGTGATGTTTCGGCGCCGAATACTTGACGTAGTAGTCAAATTTACCACTTGGTTCGCCAAGTGTGTCCCATCTCTCGTCTTCTTCATGATCTTCAAGGAAGTTGACCTCATAGTTCTTGAAATCTTCCAGGTTTTCATGGGTGAATTGGTATTCGTCTATCTCCTCGCCTACCGAGTAGATGTCTGAAACATCGTCTTCGTCAAAGCCGACGGAGACTACATCGATCCCTTTCTCCAGTTCTAAGGAATCCAGTATGGCCACTCTTTGCGTTAGCTTCCTGGGGTTATTGCAATCACTTGCGAAATGTCCCAATTCTCCGCACGCATAGCATTTGCATTCTGACTTTCGAAGCGCCAAGTGTTTCTTTCGTGCAATTCTGACGTGTGATTTGTGTGGCTTACCGTTGTACGTGGTACTCTTTCTTGCTCCGAATCGCCCTTTGTAAGACTTTCTTTCACCATAAACGCCATGTACCGGGGTGCTTTTGCAAAAGCCGAGTCGCTTCAAGGATGACTGAAAAACTGCTTCCTGGCAGATTTCTCGTAGATAATTGCGCGTGAAGGCTATCCTTGCTGCCACTCCGATTGTGTTTGTTGGATGTTTTTCTGTGAAGGCTTTCTCAATACGATCACCAAGGCCCCGTGGTAGTTTGGTGAAGAATTCTTTTGACAGATCCTCATTTGCCCAGGCCCTTCCTGATTTGGCTGCTAGGTGGAAATAATCATTCATGTACCTGTAGAGGCTGGTATCCGTCATCTCAGTGCATACCAAGCTCTTCAAGGTTTTGAATGCAGCGTCTTGTGAATCAGTGGTTCCTGCCTGCGGGCTTTCGAGGAAGAAGATTAGTCTGATCTGGTTAAGGATGTTCAGTGAACCATTATACCCCATAGCTTGTGCCTTTAGCTCCTCATATGCTTCGGTGAAGTTCATACGCCATGCGATGAACATCTTCTTCTCCGATTCTCCTAGGAGGTTTTCAATTACCCTGATTTTATCTTCTGCTGTGTCGAAGTTGCGTTCTGATAGGTATAACAGGGTCGTACTTTCCCAGCGGTCAAAGACTTTTGTATCAAAGTCATAGGGCATGACGAATATAGCCCCATGGGTTCCTTGAGCAGAGGGTAGCTGGAACCGCTCGCTGCTGTTATCCCAACGCCGTGGTGCTGTTACGGGCGGAAAGTTTGAGTTTTCCCCAGTCCATCCTCTCGTACTAGTCGCTGGAGTGTATGCTGGTCCTATCCCAGTCATGTCCTCATCTGCTGGCCTATAACGGCTTATAGCGGATGTATTAGTACTGAGCACCTGCTCCAGTTGGAGCAGTGCTGGTGGCTCCGACTGATCGTTGATGTGGTTGATTTGAGCGGACCAGGTTGAGACTTCATCATCGTCCGGTTGGCCGTTGCTATTCTGATCGTCATTCAGTGTAAGGGAGTCGAGGAAGTTGAGAAAGTCTTCTTCGATTATGTCCGGGTTAGGGTCGTCAAGGTCGAAAATGGGTTGACGATGTTCCCCCACCATGCTTTCAGGAGCGAGTAATCGCTCCAAAGCTGCAAGGGCGGACTCAGTATCATCTCCCTCAATAGTGTACAGCATGTTGATGTATTCGGTCTGAACGGCTGTGGCGTCATGGTCGTCGGTATCCGAGCTACCTCGAGGCAGGGTGGTAGAGGCAGAGGCTTGGTAATCTGCAAATCGGATGGAACGAGTACCATCATAGTTGATACGGGTCCGAAGTTGAGATGGTTGAGCTGGGACAATTATGTCGGAGGGTTCAATATGCCAGTCTGTCCCTTGGTATTGTTGGTTGCCCACCCGTTGAGCCTCAAGCGCTCGGACTCCGGTCGAATTCAGGTATTCGACTACCCTTTGGATGTTGAAAGCGAACCCAGCATTCGGGACGCTTGTCAGTCGACATCGACAGCTTCGAGTTACTAAGAGATTTGCCTCCCCTTGAAATCCTGTGTACCCTTTAGTGAGTATGCTCATCTGGATGTGCTGGTAAAAGTCCCTGATTGTCATGATGATGTTTGGGATGACATAAATCAGTTGGTGGCCTCGGGAGAGGTCCACCTCCATGGCTGCTATGATCGACCGATCTTCGCCAGATACTTCTCGTGTCCATCGGGTATCTCGAAACACTACTAGGGCCATAGTGCCGGCAAAGGCCCTATGCATAGTTTGGATCCTTACTTGGAGGACTCCAAGGTGGATATACTCATAACCAGATGCTACGAGTGTGCTGTAGGATTCAGGCCTGATGAATGTTCTGTTCTGCTGGCCATCAGTAATCAGCATCCGTTCTTCAGTCATGTTGCGGTAGACACGGTTGTCCACCTCTCGTCGTTGGGCCAGATAGAGGACCTCTGCAGGGATGGTCCTAGCACGTCTTGTGAGAGACCGCTCCAATTCTTCATCCGGGTTGACAATAGATGGAGCTGCTCTGTTGCTGGGCTGCTGCCCAAGCATTCTTCCCATGGTCCTGCCAGCCATTCCAGCTCTCCTCCTTGCTTCATACGCAGTGCGACGTATGCTTCGATACTCCCGAATTTGATCGTCTACGAGAGGCGCCCCGGCCTCTGCTGTCTCGGTCCGGGATACGGGACCCTCGATTCTTGGTCTCGTCATTTGATGTTTTTCAGAACCGTATATGGATCTTGGTAGACTTTGGCTCTGGCTCCCGATGCCTTAGGTGTGGTTTCTGGTTTCCCGAGTGATAGACCAGACAACTTCTTGGTGATATCTTCTAATTCGTGGGAGTAGTCCTTTGATGAAGATGGCCCCTCAAGGACTTCGCTGATATCTTTCTTGATTATTCGGAGTTCTTCTAACGTCCTGATCTGGAGGTAGATGAGAGTGTTGAGCTGTCGAGACAGAGTTTTTGTCCCGATTAATGTATCTCTGTCGAGGATTCCTACTCCTGCTTCGTCCCAATTTTCAGATGTGGCTGCTAGCGCTTCTTTGTACGTATTCTTAGATCTGGCTTCAGCAAGGTTCATCCCATAAGACGTCCCTCGAATTCTAAGATGATTTTCTTCAAATTATGGACTTCTTTTGTGAGTTCGATAGTAAGAGCCTCCGTTTGTCTTTCAATCTCCTTTGGTTGGCTTAGCAGGGTAGCCACCAATTTGTCTATGTCGTTCTTGGTAAGAGGTCGTAGGGTGAGAATGTGCTTTTTTAATTCCTCAACCTCAGAGCCCAGAGCTTTGAGATTCTGCTGGAGATCTAATAGTTTAGACCTCTGAAGCTGCTGGATCCGCAAGATCTCCGGTATGAGATCTGTGTTCACCTTCTGACTTCTGGTGAGATCCTTCAGCTCCTGTAACCTCTTTGAGTGTCTTTCCTGCCAAACCACAGATACTTTCGCAGAAATGTCAGTTCTGTAGGCAACAACCCGTAGGTTTTGCTGGATTGCTTCTCGGGTGTTTTGTTCCCAGTCAATGTAATGGAGATTTTTCCACTTTCGCCAATATTCCAGGTTCAAAACTAGTTGGTCCTTTACTTCAGTATCGGTCATAAACAGTGTAATTCAAAGAGAGTTTAACTTCAAATACTAAGGTGATAGGGGTCTCTAGGGATGCTTTCCTACCTTTTATCACGTAATTCGCCTTTTAGTTCTTGGATTTCAATAGGAATACTGCTACTTCTGGGACTGGGTAAGTATAAAACTCAGAATTATCAGATAATTAATGTGTTCATCCGGCTACAAATTCTGCGTTTGCAGTCATGATACCCGTGTCACGTTGGCCATCACTGCCACTCCTCGTGGTCTTACCTCGGCTACGCTTACGTTAGTACCCCTTTTCCGCTTGACAGAACTCATGACCTTAGAACACACGTTCTTACCTGACCCCTCTGAATAGTATATAAAACCAGTCGTCGAGTAGTAATAAGCCTATTAAAACACTTAAATTAAAGGTTCATACCTGATAATCGGTGCTCAGCAGAGCCCCGATTCCCCTATCGAATGGTTTAGTTACGCATGATTTCCATAACCATGCTCTGATACCA